GCACGAATTGTAACTCCGCCTGCATAACCAGAACTAGTCGCAGCAGTAGTTACTGTAATTGTATAACTATCTAAATCAACATCACTAACATCATGAGTTAGATTTAACTCAGCCAGCGGGACTCCATTAATTGCAGAAGATACTCCACTAATGGTCACCTTTGAACCAGACGGCATTCCATGGTCACGATGCCAGACTCTAACTTTAGTAGAACCAGAACGAGTTTCAAATGGATCTGAGTCTAATCGTTGTAGTGGTATTAGATCATTAACATATTGAACATTTGCTGGTGCATTTGTTTGAAATTTAGCACGATATAAAGTAAATTTTAAATCTTGCATCTGATCAGCAGTCCACGTAGAAGCATTTTGTGATTTAAATAATGAACCAAGATATGGTTGTTCAGAAATAGTTCTGGCAGTTCCAGGCATTATTTCTCCAACCTGAGAGATCCAAACTTTATAGTTGTTTGAATCGGAAGATAAAACAATAGCGTACTCAGTATTTTCTTGAACATAAACTGGAGAAGGAAACACGAATGATGTTGGTGTATCATAACTATTAGTCACTACACCATCAAGATTAACTGTGTTGGATGATAACTTAACGTCTACAGGTTTTAACGTGACTTTAGAGAATGGTAGAACACGTTTTCCTGGATATCCATTCATAACCTCACGAATTTCGCAAGTGACAGGAATAGAAGAATCTTTAGTGGCAAAAAAGATATCAACTTTAGTTAAGAAACAACCACCACGCTGTTCAATTAAGAAAGTTTGTGCAAGAGGATCAAACCATCCAGTATCTGCCACTACACGTGACGCTGTTTGAACAATAACTTGATTGTCAGTTAGCTGTTCTTCTGCCAATTCAGCATTACGAACAGCATTTACAGATTGTTGACGAGTTTCTAAAACACCCTCAGCACGATAGTTTGCACGACCACGAGAAGTAAAATCTCCAGTAGCTACAGAATTATCAATTAGCCTGAATTCTCTAACACCAGTGCGGAAACTTAAAGCATCATTATTTGGAATATTGAACAATAGATGAACATCACCATTAAAGTTAGTGACTATGTTACCACCCAATGAACCTACAGTCACAGAACCAACTGTTCCTGTTGCAGCAGGAGAATATGCTAATGGATTTGATGCAGTTATAGTTTCGTTTGCTTGGAAAGTTCCATTAATATTCATAATAAAAAGTGCATATGAAAGTGTATCTGGATTATATTCTTTTCCAACCACAACAGCTGTAGCTAGTGAAATAGCTCCAGTGATAACATCACCACGATTTAAACAAACTTGAGAGTCTCCAGCAATACGACGAGCACTTGCAGTAGCTAGACCACCGACGTTTGTGATATCATCAAATTTATTATGAGTAGCAAGTTTATCTGCATTTGTTGCACCAGCTGGTGTATAAATCATTTTTGATGCTGGGGTGCAATATGAAGAAATTGAAACATCGTCAAAGTATGGATAAAAACGTGTATTAGGTTTTAATTTTTGAATTTGTACTAAAACATTTCTTGAACGAATATATGGAATTGCAGCAGAAGAAAGAACACGATCTCCAACTACTTGGCGATCAATTTTAGTCACAAGAGAAGTTTTAATACCAGTTCTAGCCTGACCGACCATAGTAGCTGTTGTCTCTGCAGAGAAGAATCTTATGCCACGACCCCAACCACCTTGAACGAAATTTTGAACACCTTGACTAACTGGTGTTCCAGTCCACTGAGTCTGCCAAGCATTCCATACAGTACCAAGTGCACCTGCTTTTTCAGCAAGAGTAGAAATTGTTGTAAAATTACCTTCTACGTCAGTTATTAAATCTGGGCGACGATCAACTTCAAACCAATCATCTGAAGATGGATTTAATTTAACATCACCAAGGAAAGTAAATACTGCAAATGGATTAATATTTTCTAAACGTGAAGCATATGGTTGATTTATTAAGGTAACATCTTCCACTACTGGTAGCGTAATAACATCACCATATAGTTTATAACCACCACTAATACGTTCTGCAGTGGTTGAATTTTTTTCAATTAAGTTAACATTTTGCATCGAATAGAATGGACGTAATTCTCCACGTTCCATATCAATAGAGCAAAGATAATCTGCAGAAGAAGGATCACCTGTATTGTGCCCAGTAAATCCATCTACAATAAATCCATTTTTAAATCTTGTATCACCATTACTATCAGTGATTTCTAAAGATTCAGTCTGTTGTTCTAATAAAGATAAAGATGTGTAATATTCTAGATTATCAATTCGTTTTTCTAGTTTACCAATATCACGCATGGTATAACGCTTGTTATCAATTCTACCAATTTGTACACTAGAATTTCCTGTATTGAAAGTATATGGTTCTAGTGTTAAGTTATAAAGAACCATACCCAAAGCAGGATCTAAAGGTTCTCCAGGAGTTAATGATGATACTCCATCAATAGCGAAAAAGTTACCAGCAAAATCAATTGCAATATTAGTTTTGCGTGCAAGGTAATAAGTGAAGTCAGTAATAACATCAATACCACGTTTTGGAACTAAAGATATAGATGAGCCTGTGCTGGAAAACGATGTTCCTGCATCATTAATACGTGGACGAAAATCAATAACATCACGCAATGAAGCAGCTTGGAATAATGGAATTGTTTTATAATCAAAATTAACTCCATATGAATCTACTGTAAAATAGTCCCCAGTTGAATGCGAGAAGTAGTCAAATGTCACTTGAATAGGAGCGACTGGTGGTGCGAACGAATTCTTAAGATGTAAATTTGCGACATCATAATGAGTGGCTCTTTGTCCATCATCAAAATCATAACGATCAGTAATGTCAATATCATAAGTTCCACCTGGACTTGCAAAAGTTCCAGATTGCATTTTTACGGATACTAATCGATATCCATCTGCTTTACCCAATGGTAATGAACTTCTCTGAGCATCTACTGCTGTTGTGAATGTAACAGTAGCTGATGGGACTAATGTTTTAGTTTTTTCTGTTCCAAGACCACCACTTTTATTTACAGCAGCAATAACCAACATAGGCAAGCCAGACAAAGAAGAGTCTAACTCAAATGTTACAGTGCTACCAGAAACATTAATACTAGTTGGGTTTACAATTGCACCACCAGCAGTAGCATCATTACGTACAACAATATAGTTGTCTGTTTCTGCTGCAGAAGCCATAGTTCCATTTGTTGTAGAAATAGTTAATAGTGGGGTTGCTGCAATGGTGGCAGTACCAGAAAATCTTTCGTAAACAGTATAAACAGTATCATTAGTTAGTAATGCAGAACGAACAGACTTAATAGCATAATATGGTAATGGGAAAACAAGGCTGGTGTTTTCTGGTTCTAGAATAGTTGTGGATACACGATCGATGGTAGAACCAGAAACAGTAATTGCAGCATCAACAGTTATTGAGAATTGATTTGTGATTGCAGTAACACGACGTAGAGTTCCACCGAATGATACTACGTCACCAACGATTAAGTCAGTTTGAAACGATGTTCCATTACCAGTAATTGTAGTAGATGAAGAAGCAGTAGCAGAACCAACTAAACGAGTATTTACTGGTTGAATGTCAGCTGAAAACGATAAGTGTTGGTCTGAACTAACATTAAAGAAAAATGATTTTACTTTACGAGTAAAGTCAATACCATTATTTAATTTAACATCGAATAAAGATAGTTTGTATTGTGCAGTCTGAGTGCCGATGGTTCCGTTATGCCACTCCATTAAACGAACACGAGCAGTTCCTAATAATGTTGCTCCCGCTGGTGCAACACCTGGAGTAGAAGTAATTCTATCATATAACTCAACTTCAGCAAATGTATTAACAGGTGGTAAATTATTTACATTAGTTATTAATACATAATTACCAACAGTTGCTGGAATTACTGAATTATCTACTTGAACAAAATCTCTAGATTTATTTACAGGAACAAATTCAGTAGAAATTTTTTCAAGTTCGTATCCTTGAACATATGCTTTTCCTGGCTCTAATCCAATGGCAAGTTTTGCTTCATTTGCTCGATGTGTTGTGAGATCATTCTCTAACAACGTAGTACCTGGAGTATAGATTCCACGATTATAAAATGGTGTTGTAGTATATTCCCATTGAATACCACTATTACTTGGACCATCATAAACCAGTCCACTTGTATGCGTTGGTGGTGTTTGATTAACCGATGTTCCAAAAGTTTTAGCTACATATGTTTTACCTGCATTGGTAACCACGTCACCAATTAAGTAAACACGACCAGCTGCCCACGCACCACGAGTATTATTTCTATATTCACGAATGTCGATTTCAAAATTCTTAACTGTATAATTACCAGATTCATCAAACGTACGACGAGCAAAAGTTTCTTCAAGAACTGAATATTCTGTTGCACGAACTTGACGTTTAACTTCACCATCATTGACACCAAGTAGTTCAATAAAATTGGTATCATTTGTAGTAGTAAAAGATAACTTAGTTAAAAGTGCTTCAATATAATAACGATGCGCACCTGGAGCAGCAAAGTTAAATGAATTTTGAGCATTGTCGAATAGAGTTTCATCTTCTTCGGCAGTGATAATTTTTTCTGTAGCAAGCAAGCCAATGCGATAAGAAGGTGTATTAGAAAATTTATCTAAAATAATAGTTTGATCTTCTACAAGAACAAAATGTCCACCGATATAATAAACGCCACGAGTAATTGTAGCAATAGAACCTTTACCAGTTGCTCCTGCAGCAATTGTTTGTGTGGTATAAGTTGTATTTACATCTTGTATAACATCGCCATTAGTGAAGACGCTACTATTATTACTTCCAGAATTTTTGTAACGGATATAAAGAGCAGCAGGATCAGATCCTGATGATTTAGTATAAAAGATAACCTCAGCTTGTAGACCAACTGAATTTTGAATTGTTAATCCTAAGAAATTTTGAACAATAGTATCAGTTAATATTCCACCATATGTTGATTCTAACTTAATATAATCAATAGTTGTATCAATAGCAATCTGCCCTGGAATAACCATGGCACCTTCTTTAAATACATGGCCACCAAAACGAGAAATTTGATTATGCAGAATAGTCTGCATTTGAGTTAGTTCTCTAGCTTGGACAGCATATCCTGGACGATACAAAATTCGATAGAATTTATTATTCTCATCAAAGTCGTCGTAGTATGGTTCAGTGTTAAAATTGATTGTCATTCTTTAATCTTCTCTATGGTTAGTTCTATTCTATTTATGATTAGAATCTGATAACAGTTCTAAGAGTAACAGTTTCGTCTGCAGAAGGAGTAAACCCTGCTTTATTATCAATAAACATCATTTGACCAGAATACTTATCAACTGTAGGATTACCTACAGATGTGGCTGAAAATGTTTGGCCAGTTGCATTTTCAAATATATCATTAATACTAGGAACGTCATTATCTAATGATTGTAATAAAGCACTAGTTGACGAAGATGCTACTACACGATAGTTTCTTTGGAATGTTTGCCCAGAGATCACTCTGTCCACAGTTATATTTGTATCTGCTGGGAAGTTAGCAGTATTAATAGTAGCTTGAACAATGAAACATGCAGAACCAATACTGCTCTGATATCGAGTTTCTAATCCATATCCTCTTGGGTTTCTAATAATACCAAGTTGTCGGTAATCATTATTTACAGCAACTCCTTGGTTTAAGTCTGTTGACACGTTTGAGTAAAACATTAATGTTCTTGCAAATAGTTCGTCTGGTGCGTTTTTACCATGTCCACCATATGGTGACATAATAGCACGCATTTTAGCACCCTTACCATTTCCAGTAATAACCACATTAGCAAATGTATAGCCTTGTCCTGGATCGTTGATATTAATTTTAGAGATTCTTCCTGTGGTAGAATTAATAGTAGCTGTAGCAGTCGCACCAGTACCATCTCCTTGAATTTCAACATTAGCAACACCATAACCATAGCCACCAGAAATAACTTTAATAGCATCAATAGTTCCACCAACAGTTAAAATTTCATTATTAGCTTGTAAAGACTGAATGTTTCCGATGTTAAGATCTGCAGATAGAGCAGCACCAGTTCCATTTCCAGAAACTGCTATTGATGCAGTACTGTAACCAATACCAGCATTTTCAATAGTAACACCAACGATCTGCCCATTATCTAAAATTGGTAGTAACTTAGCTTCTGATTTAGCAGTTTGGAATGCTACTTCTACGCCACTCGCTCCAGGTTGTGTTACACTAATCGTTGGTGCTGCAGAATAACCTGCACCAAATCTGCGAACTACTACCCCCACCGCTGGTTGACCAGCATATGTAAATATTGCAGTTCCATTAGTTGCTGCACCAGAAGTATGAGTTGGAGCGACTGATGCATGAGTTGTTCCTGCTCCAGTTACAGTATACAATCTATTAGAAACAATATACTGCTGCCCCACAAGAACCGCAGTAGAAGCAGTCCATGTATTACCAAAAAGTACATCTGGATCGCTAGTGTAATTGTCACCTGCATTTGATATAGTCACAAAAAGAACAGAACCTGTGGCAGTATTTATTTTTGCAGTACCAACTGCGCCAGACCCACCACCAGCGGAAAATATTACTGGTGGAGGGGTAGTATATCCAAACCCACCAGAAATTAAATTAATTTCTCTAACAGAACCAGTTAAAGTTACTGCTGTCACTGCTCCTCCTGAGCATGTAACAGTACCTTTAGCTTTAGTTCCAACATACTTTAATGCAGTAGTACCATTTTGAACAGTACCAAATCTATGTGTAGGTGCACTTGCTGATAATGTTCCAGGAGTCACAACTTCATAAAAGTCAAAATTTGTACTGAAAATATTTTGTCCTAAAAATACACTAGCATTACTAACGAAAGCAGAAGAAGAGGAAACTGGATTACCAATAGTTAATGTTGGTGAAGTATATCCAGTTCCACCTGCACTAACAACAACACCTGTTAGAAAAGTAGGATCTTCTATCCTAAATCCATCACCAGTAACATTAATATTAGCTGAGGTATAACCAGCAC